AGCCGGTCGATGTACTGCCAGTAGGAAGCCATGTTGCCTTCCAGGCTGGACCCAAAGTTTGTTTTTCGTCTCAAGAAATCACCTCATTTCCCAGACTATAATTTCCAACATTCGACGTATCAGACCAGAAGGTCACGCCTTTATTTAAGATAGCCTCAATCTGTCTCTGATCCTCCGCCGGGATATTGCCGGAAACCGCCGCGTTTCTGGTCTGAACATAAGTATATCTTGTCCTGGCATGAAGGTTTGGCGTCTGTACCCGGCAACAGGCATACCCGAATCGGTCAAAATAATCATCAAGCATTCTGGCGTACTCTTCGGTAACGTGAGAATTCATAAAATAAAAGGACCTGGCTTCGTTGGCACATTCCACGGACCCGCCGAGGGATCCTCGTACCGCATCGGCTTTATTCTGATCACGGATCATTCCGGCCACGGAGGCTGCCAGGCCGAGGCCGCCGGCGATCGCCGCGGGTACGGCTAATGCTCCGCCGGTAGCCAGGGTTCCCAGGCCGAGACCTAAAGCCGCGGCTCCGCCGGTATTGGATACTAACGTACTAATACCGTTCTGGGCAATCCACGCGCGGTAACTGTCAATCGTAAAAGCCAGCTGAGGAAATCCGGTAAGCACAATCTCTTCCTGCCAGTTTGCACCGGTCACCGTTTTATAATCCACCGGCACACAAGCAATTTCAGGATTTGCCGTCAGCGACGAAAAGGTTTTTAGATTAAAAGTCGGGTTCTCTTCGTCCGCGTAGGTGAACCACTCATACCGAAGTTCCTTTGTCTGGTCCAGGGTGGAAACCGTGAAGAAGTTGTATGGGAACGCTAAAAGCTTCTTGTTTCGCGGGATATAGGTTCCGATCCTCCGGGGTCTTGCGAAGATATGGTCAAATGTAACCGGGTATGCCATTTGCACTGGCTGAACGACCGTCTCCAAGGTCTGATCCGCTGTACCGGCATAATCAAAGGGATAATAAACCAGAGATACAATAGAATCTGACGAGGAAGCAGAGACGGCTTCATCGATTAAATCGTTTACCTTTCGGACCATACCTTCCAGCGCGAAATCATAAGTCGGCGTTTTGAAACAATAATACAGAATGCCGCTATACATTCCGTGACAAAAGTTATTCATTAGCTCTGACCTCGCTTAAAAGAAGTAGCAACAATAACACTTCCTGTGTCTGTGTGTAAATCGTGCGTCACTCCAGAATAAACAATCGGCCCGAAATCCACGGTTTCCACTTCCAGGTGTTCCCCGAAGTTATCACTCTCCGCCGTCTGGCGTTCGATATAGCATTCTTCCAGGACCATATCAAACAGATAGGTCTGTACCGGATCCATCGTATATACCACGTCGCAAACGTCGTCGTTGACATAATCCACCCGGGTTACAAACGCATAGAAAATCTTATTTCCGTAGGCGGTATTACGGAAAAACATATAATTACAATCGTACAAGTCATCGGCCGAACAGCCGATCCGGGCCACACCGCGGCTTACTCTCTGGTAGGTGTTCTTGTCAAAGGACCGCTTCACCTTCCCTGTAAAATAGGTCAGCTGACTTGTGGCATCCGCAAACCAGAGCGTGTTGTTGTGGTCCGGATCCACCGGCACATTTCGACAGATATAAATGTCGGTATTAGGATTGATATACATTCAGTAAATCGCCTCCTTCAAGTTTCGCCATGGTGTTCTCCTCTAAGATGGTTATCACACAAGCTTCACGGTCCCACTTACTCCGGACTGCGTGACAACGAGGACCTGATTCGATGGTCCCTCGAGATACATCGCGTCAGGAGTGTCGGTTGTGAGCGCATAGCTATTCCTGAACGTTGGCGGGAGAGTCATCTTTACTTTCCCGTCAATCGTGGGAAGAAGGATGGTTACTGCGCCAGAATTGACGTTCCACGCCTGAAAAGCATTGCGGTCGATTCCGTCTCCGCCGTTCTCTCCAGCCAGCGTTGCAATGGTCATATTTGTACCTGTCTCGTTTGTTAACGAGAAGCTAAGGGTAGTTCCGCCACCGCCGCCGGCATCAATCTTTTGCTGAAGGTCCAGGACATACGGCCACCAGGGCTTTTCTTCATATCCTTTTGCGTCTACATCCATCATATTCCCTCCGATCTCATCATACATATTCTTTACATAAGGAAACCAGGGTTTCTGTTCAAATCCTTTTGTGTCCATAGGACTTCCCCTTTCTGAAAGGATCCGGCCCCGAAGGGCCGGAACGGATCGTTTACTGTAAGGTTACCTCGGATGCCGGTCTGAGCTGAGCCGAAGTTACGCTTGCGGAGAGCGGAGCCGCCGCACCCTCAACTTCAGCTGTCAGGGTAAAGCTGGTGATCGGATCACCGGTAGCCAGATTCACAGCCGGGCAGATCACCAGGCCATAAGGCTTGATGGCAATTCCAGCCGTCGTTGCGGCTTCGGTCTGGACAAAGTGAATCTGTCTGTTATCCGGAGTGTCAAACGCAATCACGGTGTTATTGTCAGAATCCACGGAGATGGAAGCGACGGTCAGAGCATAACTGGTGATCGCGGAAGCCGCGGCAGTAGTAAACGCCACAATGTTACTAAACGGAGAGTAGGAAACCGTCTTTCTTACGTTTAAGAAGTAGTTCCAGTAATCGCCGGCGGCAACAAACTTTTCCGTGAACTTGGCGTAGTTATCGTAGACCTGGAAGAACTCGCGGTCAACCAGGATCGCCTTTACATCAGCCATCGCGTCAAGCTCTTTGACGGTGACGGTGGCCAGCTGGTCGGATCCCTCGATCACGTTTTCGAAACGCTCATTATCAAAGGAAGTGAACGAATCAATCAGCATCAGACGGCCCATGAAATCGGCCTTTTCCATATGGAAAGCGGCGGATAAAACATCCACATCAAATGCGGCGTTGTAGTCCGCATCCATAAAGATATACTGGTCCTCTCTGGGTGTGTTCACGTGTACGCCTTCCGCGTTGTAATCCGTGGTAATGAAAGTAAGCTTGTTACTCATAGCGCGGAACGCTTTTGCAGCATCGGTAGTCGTGTTCGCAATCGTCTGGCGATACATCGTATGGTTATTATATGCTTTAATCAGCATATACTTAAAGAGAAGGAATTCGTCGTATTCGGCTGCGCGATAGACAGAATCGACAATACGCGCGATCATATCCTGTACGCCGTCAAGAGACAAGAAAGCTCTTCTTAAGTCCTCTTCCTGGATCGTGACCGGATACTGGACATAGTAATTCATGATATGAAATGCGGATCTCACATCGGGAAGGGTTCTCTTAAGCTCCCTTGCCTCGGCCTTTTCCACGCTAAATTCTCTTGCTTTTGCGATCTCGACGAATACCTCTTCCACGGTCTCGCCGTACTCCAGATAACCTTTCTTAAGCTCTCTGTACGGGTTATTAAAGGTTGCGCTCTTGACAGAAACGAGAGCGATTCTGTTTAACAGAGCGGAAATAAACTGATTCGCCATAGCCGGATAACCTAACAAAACTTCTCCGACCTTGGGAACATCGGTTGCTTTTACGACTTCAGGAACCAGATTCTGATACTCCAGACTAGCGTTTGCACGAATCGTATTAAGGATCTGGATCGTGGTAGCCTGTAAATTGGTTGCAGCAATTTTTCTTCCTGCCATTGTATTTACCTCTTTTCTTCAACAAATAAAGCATCGTAGGTGAGAGCCTCCGGCTCGTCCTCTTCGATTTCGTCTTCTGCGTCGTGGTCGTCCGACTTTTCCAGGAACCGGTCGCGGTATTTCTGCCGCCACTCGCGGTCGTTTTCCTCGTACTTTTCTTTCCAGTCGGTCGAATCCTTGGTTTTGCTTTCGTAATCGTCCAGCGTGTCGGTTACATCTTCCAGGAGGGAGATTGCCGCCTCCGAGTTATCCTCACCGATCACCGCGGAGATCTTTTCGATGATTTCATCTTTTGTTTTAATCATTCGATGTCACCTCGTTTTATATGTAAATCGGTGGTCTTAACATCATCCAGACAGGCATCTTCCCTTTTCGGATCGGAGTAGGCCCGCCGCCACCGCCGGATGCAAAGAAACGATAAAT